TTCAAGCAGAAGACGGCATACGAGATTCCTCTACGTCTCGTGGGCTCGGAGATGTGTATAAGAGACAGCTTTTTGGCCCGGTTCCGTAAAAAAGATGATGGGAGTGCAATCGAGAGCGGCAGTGTGCAAAAAAGGGAACTGCCGGGGGCAAAGCTGAATCTCGCCCGGATGTCCGGAGGTGAGTCCCTTGCGCTTGGCAATCTTCCTCCGGGTGATGCGTATGATTTTGGCGGCAAGGTCTTTTTTCTTCATGAACGCGCCCTGAAAATGGTGCCCGGTGCGATTCGCTGGCAGGGATTTCCGTTGGGCAAGGTGGCCGGTCGAGGGCCTAAAGCCACCTTCAGGCCTGGCGCAATGTGCAGGGTGCTGCTGCCTCCTGTCGATTCAAAGCACGGGCCGGATGTCTTCAATGTAGATGATAAGGCCGTTCTGGAGCAATTTCTGTCAGGCCAAAGTCTGGGCTTCAAGACCGGAAAAGGCCCTGTCGGGCTGTATTATAAGGGCTTGCCTCTCGGTTGGCTGTCCCGCAAGGGGAAACGTCTTATTTGGTCTGCAAAATAGACGAAGTATTTCGGCGTGTTATATTTGTTATTTTTTTCGCGAAAAAGCGTTGACAAATGGCTCCCGTGTGGGCAGTATGCCCTTCGCTGAACGCGGATGAGCGTCCCCGGCTGAAGCGGGTAGCCCCTTGATAACAAAGGGGGTTGACAAGAATCCAGAAGCCAAGCTAAAGACACTCTCCTGCGGGCGGGTAGCTCAGCTGGAAGAGCATCGCCCTTACAAGGCGAGGGTCACAGGTTCGAGCCCTGTTCCGCCTACCATTTCGTCTTAAAGCGTTGCTTAACACGCTTTATTATAAGTGCGGAGCCGTAGTTAAGCTGGTTATAACGCCGGCCTGTCACGCCGGAGGCCGCGAGTTCGAGTCTCGTCGGCTCCGCCACTAAAGATCAAGAGTTTCAAGCAATTAGCTTGAGACTCTTTTTCTTTGCCTTGTCGCCTGTACCCCCGTTTGTACCCCCGATGGTCTTCCGACCGCCGTTGAGTACTTCCAAGTGGGGGCGAATCTGAGAACTGCCAAGAAGGTTTTTCAGGTATCTCTCGGTTGTTCTCGGCGACTTGTGCCGCAACAACATTTGAATGATGTGCAGCGGTGTATCTTTCGACCACAAAACCGACGCCGATAGATGACGAATGGCATGGCAGCCGAATTCTTTTACTTCAGCTTCCTCGCAAAGGTCTTGCGGGAAACCTCTATTCTCTGTGTAGGGCTTGTTCTTGAAGCGTCCTTTGGGTTGAACGAAAACCCATTCGTTGATAGCCTGTTTCCTGTGTTCGAGCAGGATGGCTACCAGGTCGTCAATCATGGGAATCCAATCGTATTCCATCGACCCACCAAGGCGCTTCTTTGTTCCTATCCTGATACGTTGACCGGCGAAGTCTACGTCTGACCATTGCAACCGGAATATCTCACCCTTCCGGGCCGCGGTGTAGAGCAAAGTGAGGAGCATGACACTGTCTTGCTCCTTTGCTTTTCCCACCGTTGCCCAAAAGTGTTTTTCTGGGGGGACGTATCTTTCTTTTCTCTGCTCGGGGAACTTGGGCACTGCTCTCCATGGGTTTGGACCTGTAGGGAAGCCCTCAATAAACTCCCTTCCCCAATTCCAGGCGGCAACCAAGTTCTTCCGATCTTTGTTCGCTGCGTATCCGCTTCGTTCCTCGAACTGCTTTTGCAAGAAACGCAGGGCATCGCCCTTGTTCAAGTGTTCGGCTGGCGTATCCAAGTCGATGACTGTTAATAGCCTTTTGATACACGTCCTTTTTTCACTGAGGGTTTTATTCGAGTACTTAGTCGCATAAAGCAAATACTTGGTTCCCCAGTTAAGGAGCGAGACCAAGGGGGTCGTCGGCTCTTCCGGTTCTGGATTGGGGATGATTACCCCCGCCCGAACCTTGCCTTCCCACATTAAGGCTTTCGCCTTTGTAGGAAAGTGAGCTACGTGTTCCTCGCCCTGTTTCCTTACCCGCGCTCTCCACGGGGTTTTCTTCCTGCCTTTTACTTTGTAAGGCATGTTCTTTCCTCACTTTATCCACTATTAGATTTTCAAAGAACAGGACACGGCGACCGATCTTGACCCCACCGTATTTTCGATAGTTATTCTTTACGGTGGATTCTTTCAAGTCGAAGAATTCTGCAATCTCTTTGACTGATACTTTCTTGCCAAGTTCGTTCAAGGTCATATTGAACACCCTTTCCCCGGATTGTTATTCTCTACCATCGTTATATACGTTTTTTGCTGGGGTATTCCCGGCACAACTCACGCGAAGGCCGCACTGGTGGAAGGTGTGGCCTTCTGCGTTGGTGAGCACCACGTCCCGGAGTCTCAGACTTTGACTCCGAGGACGTGGCACTTGGGGAGGGGCTATTTTTCTTTTTGCTGCTCATGGCTATCGTTCGTCAGTTGCGAATGTTCTTGATTGTCGTTTTAAGTTCATCAGCCAGAGTAAAGAACGCGTCTTCGTCGTATGAGTAGGCCAACCCGCTACATTCGCGTACATAATTATCGGCCTTCATTGCTTCCATTTCAATCATCGCTTCTGCTACGGCCTGTTGAATAAGGGCGGCTTCATGTGTTTTGTCTGCTTCTGTCATGTCATTCCTCAGTGTATAATCAGTGGTTATTCAGCGTTTCGTTAAGTTCGCGCATACGGGCGTAGTGTTCGCCCATGGCATCGGCATGTCCCTGCTTGTTGGTTGCGCTGTTGACTGCCCACAGAGATGAGACAACTTTGGCCGCTTTTTCTCTAAGTTCGTCGTAGTCGTCTTTGTGTACGTACAAATCTCCGCTAATCGGGTTTGGCTCTATGGTTCTTGGCATGATGATTCCCTATGAGTTGCCTTTCTTAATCCAACTGTTCGGTTATCTCGAAGAGTTGGACGCAACCGTTAAGTATTACTTACAAGTTGCCTCTTAATCGTGTTTTAACTCTTGGTTGTCTTCATAGTCTTGGAAGGGGCCGAAGCCCCCACCGTTACATATGGTCTGCGAGTCCCCAGTCTTCAGCCAGCATGTCGGTCTGAGAAGCCAGCCAAGGCACACGAACTTTCGGGGCATCGGGGTTGGTGGTGTCCAAGCCGGATGTGTCGATGTAAATGTACGGCGCGGTCATGAAGCTGTTCTCATCAGGTACTTGCAGCTTGATAAAGATGTTCTTGCCGTTCCAGCCTCGGCGGGTCAGCTTGTGGCCCTGCTTGAGGTACATCAGGGCGTCACCAAAGGTACTCGGTCCCATATCTATTCTCCTTTTGCGCTTTGCGCGGGTTTGTTCATATGAGTGGTTATTTTTCGTGCTTGTTCTCAACGCCACGGTTCAGCCGTTCGCGAGTACGCTCATGGAGAACGTATAAAGCACCTCCGCATAGCGTCAAAGCTGTTGCGTTTTCGTCACAGGCGAACGGTCCAGATTGAAAGCCTTCAAGCCGGTCAAGAATGATGGCAAGCAGGACTTCATTGGTAACACCATTTTCTTCAAGGCTGATGAACTCGATAGGGACATTGTAGCCAACTCCGCTGTCTTGTTCGACTTGGATTCTGTAGATCTGTGGCGCATTGCCGGGGGCTACGTTTTCGCCAGCGTAAAGCCGGGGCTGTCTGTCGTTTTCGACGTGTGTGGTAATCTCTCTCATTTGATTTCTCCTTTATCTTGGTTGGTAATATTCGTTGACTTTCCGCTCATCGGGCACCACTCGCCATTGTGTTTGTGATATTGGTAGCTCTCAAACTGAGTGCGGTGGTAGCAAAGGGCAACCGAGTGACCACACTTCGGGCATTTGACGTAAACGGTAGACCTATCCATCATCCACCTCGGTTGTATAGTCAGTTAAATACGCGGGCCGGTCGTTAACCCGGCTCTCCCTCTTGCACCGCTCCATCCCGGCATATCTGCACTCCCGCTTTTCGTCATCGGTGGTGGGGATGAGGTCCAATAACCTGACGGTCAGGTGGGGTACCTCTCGCTGGTAGCGTGTCTACTTTCCACGCCGCCGCGCAAATGTTCTCATGTAGGTTTATCGCTTATCCGTTGTGAACTTATAAAAGCTGTGTTGTCTGACCTTGACGGGACGCCCGCATTTTTTACAGCCAGAAGTCCATGACCCCCGCTTGTACGAAGCATCACTAATGGGTCTGCCGTACTGATTGAAATACCACTCAACACTTTCCGTGGCTTCACAGTGTGGACAGTCAAGATCGGGTCTATCATCGCTCATTTTTCACCTCGTAGTATGCTGAGTTAGTTGCTTTGAGGATAGACTGCGTCCATCTCGTAATCATCTCCGTCATCGGAAAATTCTTGCACCAACACCGTGGTCTTTTTCCCTGCAACAAGGTCTATAACCCCGTCCCATTCCACCTCTTCTTGGCACGCATCAACGTTGAACAAGTCCTCTGGATTTTGCTCAGCCCAAGCCTGTACATCACCAAAGGGGATATTGTCTGGCACTGTAATTTTCGCGGTTTTCATTGTCTTTTTGGTGAGATTGATAAGATATTTCATTTTTCTCTCCTCATTGCGGATTAGTTGACTACATGGTGCGCTTCATCGCTCAAGTCGCTGGCTTTAGCCTCGCGTACGTCAAGCAAATCAACATCCTCAACCCCGATCAGTTCGCCGCAATCGGTCCATGAGATTTCCCATGTCTCGATAGCGGCGCGGGCCTCATCCTCAGACTCGGCAGCTATGACCGCCGCGCACTTGAGGCTTGCCGTAAATTCGTAAAGTTTCTTCATGTCCACTCCCTGCTGAACAGTTTATATTGCCGCCGCCACTCGCGGGACTTCCGGCAAGTTGGCCTGATAAAGCGGGTATGGTTTGGAGGCGAACCGCCACGCGATACGGGGGTCGCCATTGACACGCATGTAATGCAGAACTTCCTCAAGGCCGAGGGTGTTCATGCAGTAGTCCCATAGCTTGGGATGCGTGTAATAGAGTTGCTGGAAACGATTCGGAACGGTGTCACTATGCATGCCGAAACAACAAAAAATGCACCCGGTACGGCTTACGCCAGTTGTCTTGAACTCCCGGCCGTGACGTATGATATCGCCATATACAGACGGGTACGGCATGTTGTGTGCTTGGATGTATTCAAGGACGTCATTCTTCATCCAAAAGGCGATAGGCTTTGACATCGGAGTGTCGCCGTCAAAGGCGTTACATCCGGTCTTGGTATAGCCAATCTCCCGCAATCTACTTTCACAAGCCATCTGGCCGGATATCTCGCCTCGGCCAGTTTCTTTCTTGAACGCCTTGAACGGGTTTTTCTTCATCACATCACAACAGCCGTCACCAATCTTGAACGGTGCATCGACAAGGAACCGCCACCTTTGAGCAAGCTTCCAGCCTGTTGTCATTTCGCCGTCTCTGTTAATCCCGGTATCGTACAAGTGGAACATGGCCCCTTGCAGCTCTTCCGGGTAACGCAGGACACGGATAACCTTTGCCCATTTCTTTGAAACCAGAGGCCAGCCGTGTTCCTTTATGACTTTGTGGAAAGGCATCGTCGGGCGCACGATGAAAACGTTGTCCGTGTGCTTCACATGCTTTTCGAGTTCAGGATATTCCAGGCCAGTGTTTACATGCAGGGCCGGGACTTCCGGGTAGAGAGAGCGGACAAGACGAAGAGTGACAGAGGAATCTATGCCGCCGGAATAGGTCACGACCACATTGCCGTCGTGCGCTTCGTACCACTCGCGGATACGGGCAAGGCTCATCTGAATCTTTTCAGACAATGGCAGCCCTTGGCGGCGTTTGAGTTCGGTATATTCTACGGCTTTTTTCATTATTTCCCTGCTGATTTTGAAATCTCGGACTGTGCCCGGGCAAGCTCGAACCGCTTGGAATCCAACTTGGCCATCGCAATAATTGTTGGCTTGAAATCGTCCGGAACATCGCTGAAACCGAGCCTGGTCATTTGAAGACTTTCAGCCCTGGTGAACAGGCCGAGGTTTTCAAGAACGCAGTTCAGCTTGTCACCATCCAAGAAGCGGATAACGTGTCCCTCCGGAGTGGGCCCATGAGCTCCCTCCCAAATAACGACATGCTTGTGCTTGAATCGCGTCTTTGCTTCGGTGTAAGGATTCTCTTCTTCGATCTTGACCAGGATGAAGCCATCCTTCGGGCAAATGCGCTCACTACCAAGGGCCCGAACATTTCCGGGAATATCTCCCTTTTTGAAGCTGCCGCTGTTTGGCTTGCAAATTCCTTTTCCAGCCACTCCAGCGGTCCAGGGGATATTGCCTTTTTCAAAACGACCAGTTCGTCCGCAGCGGATCTTATGGTTGTCGATGAAAGCCTCAATCTGATTGACGCCCTTGTTTGTTCCAAACTCGCGATTGAAAGCCTCAGTCAACTTGTGCTTGTCCATCGTGAGGTATCCATCTTTGATGAATCCCACTTGCTCCGGAGTGTAGGTCAGCCGCTCCCCTTTCATGAAACCGGGTTTCCGGCCACACTTGAAGCCTTCCCTTGTGAGGGTGGTCTTGATTGCATTTTCGGTCCTGCTCTGCCCAAACTTCGCATTGAATGCGGCGGTCAGTGCCGGAACGCGCTGCGCCTTGTATTCGTCTCGCAGAAAATCAAGCTGCTCTTTGGTGTAGCTAACGCGCATGGCTTAGTCCTGATCAATGGACAACATCGATGGAGCCCTCATGTTCCCCCCGATGGAGTTGGACGCTGCGACCTGGGCCTTGAGCACCAGGCTGGCGTTGGAAACGATCTCCTTGGCAACATTGGTCACGGCTTGCGACCTCTGAATTTCTTCCTGGAGCTTCTCGCCCTCCAACTCTTCATCGTTGAGCCGTTCCATGGCCATGAACAAATGGTCATTCAAATCGGTGAGCTTATTCTTCATAATTTCTTCCTCCTAAAAATTCGCTGAGAACTATCAAACGGTTGTGTATTCGCCCTTGTAGGCGTGTGACATCTTGAGCCTTGCGACATTGACGGCCTTGGTTGCCCAAGGCGTTTCTTTCGTCTTCGGCTTTGCTGGTGCATTGAAAACGCAGTAGATGTACCGCGCCCACAAAACGAGCATAGGAATCAGGATGAAAGGTATTAGCCACTTCATGCGGTAGCCCCGGCGTAATCAATACCCACGCAATCCCAAAGCTGTTCAAAGGGAAAACCTTCATCCATGTTCAGGTCAAAGTCGTCGCGGGCTTTCTTACGGACGTTGGCACAAAATTCACAGGTCTTGTAGGTGGCGAAGTCGCCTTCCCACATACCTTCAACGCGCTGGTATATTTCGCCTGGGTCAATGGTGGCCCCGCACTCGCAACAAACATGCTGCTTGCGGGCCTTGGGCATAGACTCGCGGTAGAGTTCGCCCATGATGCAGTCTCCAATGCTACACATCGTACTACCCTCCAAGAGTTGCGGCCTTCCGCATGTCGTTCAACGCAGCAATAAATGTCTTCCGTAGTTCCGGCAGTGATTTGCTGTTGAGGGTCGTGCTTGCCGGATGCGGCATGTCAAAGGCCTGAAGGAACCATTCGACAGATTCGCGTAGGGTGTCACGATCTTTGCGTATCTGCTCGGCTTCATGCCCAAGATCGCCATCGCATTCGACGCCAAGGCCGCGTGCTGCATCCTCTGCAAGGTGCCAGCCGCCTTCGGCTTCCAGAATCATCTTGACGTCCTTGTAGGTCGTGCCTTTGCACATTTCGCAAATAGGCCTGTCGTCTTCGTAAATGACGCAATCGTCGGAATTGTATTCGATAAATGACATGCTACCTCTCAAACGTTTATGTAGAGCCCCGACCCTCCGGGGATTTAGGCCGGGGCTCCACTTGATTCGGGGTTGTCCCCGAAATATCTAGGCGGCTGCTTTGGTGTCGGCTTCGACCGGCAGCATGATTTGCTCGGCGTCGGTGTGGGCGGGGACCAAGTTGCCCTTGGCGTCCAGGTAGCCGATGCCACGGCCCGAGCTCTTGGGCTTCTTGATCTCGACGTCGTAGTCCAGATCAACGCGGGCGGATTCTTTGCCGGGCGCGCCGAGAACGGTGACGACGATCTTGCGGTCCTTGGTGACATGTCCACGGTTATGGATGTCGTGGGCCATTTCCTGCAAGTGGTCGTTGATCTCGCGGAGACAGTCACCGCCGTCGAGCTGGTCGAGAGTGAGGAGGCCTTCCGCGCATCCGAACAACAACAGGCGTTCTTTGAGGTTGTTGCGCTCTTCGATGAGGCTATCGACCTGTTCTTCGAGCAAGGCGTTGTCTTCAAGAGCTTCGTGCAGTTCGAACCAAAGAATAACTTCTCGCCGGTAGGGGAAAAAGCGGAGTTGATTAAGCATGTACCGGTGCATTGCCGGGACAACTATCTCAGCGTTGCGGAGGAAATAATCTTGTGTCTTCATTTGGTTTTCCTTCCTTTGAAGGGTGCGGGCGGGGAAGGGCAGGGAAACCCCGAGGCCCCCGCCCGCGGTACAGGGATTGAGGAAACTATTTTCTGGCCATGGCCTAATTGCTTTCCTGGGCGACTTCGCCGTCTTCAATGATGACGCTGCACTCGTCGCCCTTGCTGACTCTTTCGATCCAGACCTGGGCGTCGGCTTCCTTGGCTGCCTCGGCAATCATGGCAAGGCTGTTGTCGTCGAGAAGGGAGCCGTCTCGGATGAGCAAGACCTTGAGCTTGGGATTGAGGGCGATGCCCATGGCCACGGACACGCGAAGGCTTTCGGCACTGGAACACTGGGCGAAGGGGATACCGTTGAAGGTTACGCCGTTGTCGTCGAAAGCGAGGCCCGGAACCGGGAAGTCGGCTTCAGCCATTGCGGTCTGCTTGTATTTGTCGATGGCTTCGATTTTCTCGGTAAGGTGATCCGCCTCGGCCTTGGCGTTGAGCATGTTGTCCTCAACTCCGGCGCGGTTTTTCTTGGCTGCTACCTTGAGGTTAATGGCTTGGGCTTCGGCGATCCGCTGGCGAATGTCGCCCTGGTCCTTGGGCTTCCAGCCTTCGTGCTGCTTTTCCAGACCGTCGAGGGCTATTTCCTTCAAGGTCAGGCTGTCTTTCAAGGTGGCAATCTTGGTGAGGATGCTTTCTATCTCTGTCTTGTGTTTGTCCATGGCGGCAATACGGGCCGTGCCTTCGTCGTTGTGCTTACGGATCGCTTCGCCCTCGCCGATAATGTCGTCGATGATTTCGAGTTCGTCAGGCACATCGGACAGGTCGCCGAAAGCCTCATACTGATTTTCGTATGCCTGGGCGTCCCGTTTCACGTTGCGGCGATCCTCAAACAAATTCGCGCGCTCGGCGTCCTTGTCGGAGAAGTCCAAGCCGACAAGATGCTTGAGCAATTCGACTTGCTTGCCGGGCTTCTCGGTGGTGAAGACCAAGGGGTCAAAGGTGAGTTTTGACGTGAGTTCATCAAGCATTTTTTGAGGGCTGCCGTAGCTTGCACCGTCCTTGGTCTTGACCTTGATGGCTCCGCCGCCTTCTTTCGTAATTGTGCGGGTGACGATGTACTCGCCAAGGTCCACGACGATCTTGGCCTTTTCCTCGCCGTTGCGAACGGGGTTGAGTCCCTGGGCCTTCTTTCCGGCAAGGGCCATGAGAATGGAGTCCAGAACGGAGGATTTACCTTGGGCATTGTCGCCGCCAATAATGACGGTGTTTCCGTCTGGGGTGATCTCGACGACTTTAAGACGCTTCACGTTTTCGGTACTGAGTTGAACTATTTTCATGATATTCTCCTGATATTTTAGAAGGGCACGTCATCCATTCCAGACGCTTCGGACGGGAAGGCGGGGCCTAAATCTTCTTTCTGTTGTTGGGGCTGTTGCTGCTGGCGTTGCTGGGGCTGTTGCTGTTGGTAGCCGCTTTGCTGCTGGTACTGCCCGCCCTGGCCGTTGTCCGGCGCGCGGTCGAGTCCCTGCACGTTGTCTGCAACAACCTCCGTCATGTAGCGATCCTGGCCGGTGTTCTGGTCTTGCCATTTGCGAGTTTGGAGCTTGCCCTCCACCATGACCAAGCGGCCCTTGGTGAGATAGTTGCCCACAAATTCCGCGGTGTTGCGCCAGGCAACGATGTTGTGCCATTCGGTGCGCTCGACCTTCTGGCCGGTCTGCTTGTCGCGGTACCCCTCATCCGTGGCCAAGGAGAATTTGGCCCGGGCTTGACCGTTCGGAGTGTAGGAAAGCTCGGGGTCACGCCCGAGCCTTCCAATGAGGATTACTTTGTTCATGCTTCCTGCCATGGCTATGCGGCCTCCTGGTTGATGGCGTCGATGAATCTGGACGCCATATCTTTGGTGATGTCTTTGGTTGTGGTGAGTGGCTGGGCCAACTGGAAAAAATTGGTGAGTTCGCCGAGACATTGGTCCTTGTGGCTGTTGTAGGGGATGGCGCGGTCGTTGAAGTAAGCCATGATTGCCTTGCGCTGGGGGTCGGTCATGGGCTGGGGTTGAGCTGTCCCTTGCTGCTGGGCATTCTCGCCGCTGGGGACAGGGTCGCCCATGCCTCCGCCGCCGGGCGCATACTCATCGCGTGGGGGCTGTTGGTTGTATTGCTGGGGTTCGTGTTCGACCGGCCCGGACGGCTTTGCCGCGGGGAATGTCTTGCCCTTTGCGGCAACCAATGCGGAGATTTGAGGGAAAGCCTTGGGCCGTGTTTGCCATCGCTTGCCAGAGCGCGCCCAAAGGTCGCGGAGTTCGTCAGCGGTGGTGCATGATTCGATGAGTTCGGAGGCCTCCTTGACCATGGCTTCGTCTGGATCGACGCCGGACTCGAGCCAGTCCAAGAGCTGCTTGCCAGTTTCCTTGGATGGTATGAAACTTTGACCGTCGAAAAGCCCGGTGCGGTCCTTGCTGGCGGTGGCGTAGTGCTTCTCCTGGTCAACGTCGAGAACGGCGGTAAATTCAAAATCAAGGCCGTCGCGTTGAACCGGCTGCAGCCCGATCTTTACGGGGACCATTTTGCCCTTTTCGTTTCGCTGCATTTCGTATGCGGTCTTTGAGCGCATGGTCGCGATAATGTGGGCCGACGATTGGAGCATCGCGTCCACAAACTCATTGTGGAGTGGGGTGACATCGCGCCAGGCCGAAAAGCCGTTCGGGTTGTTGGATGAAGCCCGGCGTTTATCGACTTCCTCGAGCAATCCGCCAGAACCGGCCCATGCATGAGTGAGGCTATCCACGATGATGATGTCATAGCCGAGCTTCTCGGCTTCCTTGATAGCTTGGATATACTTGCTAGGCGTGAAGGGTGGCGAGATAGGGCAAACGTCGTACTCGCAAAGATGCGCGTACAATTCGCCGCTGCCGTTTTCGGAGTCGACAAAGGCGATTTTCCCGCCAAGACCCATAGCAATCAACAAAGACGAATACGTCTTCCCGCCGCCGGATGTGCCGCAAAGGGCAAGGCGCAATTTCGCCTTTTTTCGTTCTGCTGGTCTAAACATTGACATGGTTCGTTCCTCTCTTTCTGGCCCTGTATTCGGCCTGTTCTTCCTCACTGAGTCCCTCGAAAAAATCCCTGTCGTCTTCGTGGTCGTTCATGGCTACCCCGCAATTCCGCAGATAAAGAGAAAGAGGGCGACGCCTACGGCCAGGATCACCCAGAGCCAGGCCATGAAATCCTCATGTTTCGTGCGACAATCCTGGCACCAGTCCCAGCCGCGGATTGTGGTGAAATTATCGCCGCGCGGGATGATCCGGTCGCACTTGTGGCAACAGACGTTACCGGCTGAAATGCGGTCTCTCTTGGTCGGAATGGTCAATGTTTCCATGGTCCTCTCCTTTGGCCGGGGGGACGAATCCCCCCGGGGCTAGGGTTGGGAGGTGTATGCGTGAAATTTAAGCCGCGGCCAGATCGTCTATGGCGACAAGTTTGCCGTAACGGTCGTGGGTCATCGGTTCGGGCAGGGGGGTAATGCGATACCAGTCGTCGTCTGGGCCGAGGCGGAAAGAACGCTCGGAGTCGAGTAGGTCACATGCTTCGGCGGTGGTCATGCATTCCTCACCTTCCACTTCGAAAGTGACGATGAAGTCCAGAAGGTCGGCATAGCTCTTGATGTCGCCTTCGCTCTCACCTTCCCAGATCATGCGGTAAACAAAGACGTTGTTGTCCTTGGCGTAATCGCCGGGGGTGTAGTCCAAGCCCTGGCGGGCGTCCTTCACGGTGTGGAGTTTTCTGGTATCGACCAACATGTTTGCCTCGCTTCCCTGTGTTTCCCTGTATTTTCTCTTGCCGTCCCACTTTCCCCCTTTCCGGGTTTGCCAGCCGTAGCCAGCAGGGCTTTTGCGCTTGTTCTCGGGCGATGCCGCGAAGGTCTTGCGCCGACCTGTTGAAGGCATAGTAACCAGTTGGGAAAGATGTTGTCAATAAAAAGTTCCCAACTGGGAATTATTTAAATAAAAAAAGGGGACAAATAAGGTGGTTAACGATGTTTTTTTCTGAATTGAGCGGGGGTTTGGTTGAGGCCGCCCTTGGCCCAGAAGCCGGTTTTGGCGGCTTTGGCTTCGGCCTGGGCTTTCTTGAGGTTGGCTTTGTGCTTTTTGTTGGATTTATACGGAGAGGCGAGGGCAAGACCAGCGCGGACGATCTCGGCGTTGAGCATCTTGCCGTCCTTCCAGATATAGACTTGCAAACGGTTGAAGGGGCCGTAGCGGTTCATGTCGTATTCCAGAGTGACGGGGCCGCGAGAACAGAAATTGACAGCGAAAGCCTTGGCCTCCTTGCCGTATTCCTGTTTCCATTCCGGGGCGTCGATACCAATGAGGCGGGCGTCGGTGCGGATGCCGTGGACTTCGATGAGCACAGAATCACCATCGCGGACCTTGAGGACGTGGGCTTGTTCTGCCCAAGCGGGGAGGGCGAAGAGGAGGCAGAAGAGAAGGACAGCAAGTGTTTTCATTGGGATATTAGTGGGGCAAGCATCAGGTTGTTTTGATCTGGTAGGGAAATCTTCTCGTTTTCCACCAATGTATGTGTTTTTTCAGTCTGCTCTGTAAGTTCGGCAATTACGCCAAGTAGCCATGTTTCCCATTGTTCATTTTTCATAAACTACATCCAGTGGAGTAAGGTCCAGTAGATGGGCCAGATGGTTGCGAGGAAAATGTCTATTCCCGCACAAAAGAGCCACGCAAGGAAATTGGGTGATTCTTGCCAGTCGAGAATGACGAGGTAGATGTATGTGGCGATGTAGCCAATGCCGTAGATGATGGGGATGAAGCTGCCTCTCATGGTTACACTCCCTGCATTTCCCACATGACTTGGCCGACGATGAGGTCGTCTCGCTCGTCAATGGGGACACGGGTTTCCGGGTGGTTCGGGTTCTCGGGGCGCAAGATTAATTCACCTTTGGCCGAATCGAGATAGACGCGCTTGATGGTCAATCCTTCGTAAGGGACATTGACCGCGTAGACCTTGCCGGGCACCAGCTTTTGGGCGTGGCGATTTATGCCGACGATGGCCCCGTCCTTGATGAGCGGGTCCATGGAGTCGCCCGCGACCTCCACGGCCATGAGGCCAGGGAAAAGGAAGCGGCGGGGGATGCAAATTTCACAGATCGGTTCTGCCTCGGCAATCTCGACAGGGAGGCCGCCCGCGGCGAACTGGTACACGGCGACCACGCCACCGACACCTTCGGGCATTTCGTCCCCCGGGCGAACGATGGATGCCTCTTGGGTGGTGCTGTGTGGAGACATCGCGGTTATTTTGGCTCCGGGAGACTGGGAAATTATCTGGTTTAGCCCGATGCCGAGAGTTGTCAGTTTGTCAATGATCGGGCCGAGCGTGTCCAGTTTTGGAGAGCGTTCACCTTTGAACCATCTAGTGAGATTGTTGACGGGCATATCGTCCAGAGCTCGAGCCATGGCGGCAGCACTGCCGAACTCGTCTTCCATGATTTTTTCAAGCCCTTTGAGTATTTCTTTTTCAAAAGTCATTTTTTCAACCTTTTGAACTGCAATATCAGATTGTTGAATGTGTGTAACGTCTCCAGTTGGGAAACATGGTTGACTCTATCTTTCCCAGTTGGTTACAATGCGGGGCATGAACATACGAAAAGATTTGCAGGAAATGTTTAAGGCTACAGGGTGGACCCCTTCCAGGTTGAGCCGTGAGAGTGGGGTGCCTGTCAACGTCATTACCCGGTATTTGAAAAAAGAACGGGAAATGAGGACCGACACGCTTGAAAAGCTCTGGCCCTACATCTACGGGGACAAACGGCCCAAGGATATCCCCGAGGGCGCCGCGTAGTGGCCCGCCTACTCCATGGGCAGGGCCGCCCGCAAGTGTACCAGCCGACCGGCTGGCTTTTCTTTGGGCGGCGGGCCGGGGGCGGTCGCACTCTTGGCGTTCAGGTAGTTCACAGCCGACGCGGCAACATCCCCATAGGCTGCATACGGATCAACGCCAGCGGCCAACACGATTCTGAAAAACCGCACCGTTTTCCCGGAAACCATCACAGCCGTGGCCAGGTGCGAACCGTCCGGCTTGCGTTTGAAATGGATGCTCACTTTCAAATTCATGGGCCCATGACACGCGCGGGCCGCATGAGACTCAACGATTTTCCTGGAGGGATTCTCTAATGCCGACTCTTACCGAGATTGTGCGCGACATGGTTTTCAACAGCGGCGTTCCGGCCAAGTCAATCGCCCAGGAACTCAGGAAGTCATACACGACTTTCCTGCGGGAGCTTAACCCGGATGACGACGGGGCGAAGCTCGGGGCGGATGCGCTCAAGATCATCATGGAGAAATGCAAAGAGGTCACGCCACTCCGTCACCTTGCGATGCAACTAGGCTACCGCCTCATGCCCCTCACCGGCGTCACGCCCGACAAGGCCACGCTTTCCGAAGAGGTTAACGACGACGTGCAAGTCCTGGCCCCGCTTCAGGCGGCCTTGCTCGACGTGCAAAACACCACGCTCGAGGATGCGGAAGCGTTGGCGATGCGGATGCATCTTGAGATTGATGAGAACCTTGTTGCATTTCGGCAAGAAAAATTGAGCCTCATGAAGAAAGCAGGGTAGGGGGAGCCATGCATGGAGCAATGCCCAGAACTCAGTACAAGCGGAAAGCCGAAAGGCTCGAGGTCGAACTAAACGCTGCCAAGAGGCGCGAAGAGTGGGCCACGAAGGACGCCAAGGTCGCAAAGTATGACTTTATCCAGCTTCAAGAGGAAAACAAGCGACTCCGGGCCGAGTTGAAAAAGCGTGACAAGCAAGCCGCATTGCCGACGGGGGAAGCGTAGAATGCATCGTGGATATTATAAGGCATGGCGGAAAGTCACTGATTCCGTTTCATGGAGTCGTGGCCTTGAGTTCCGTGGCCTCATGCACTCCATTCTTGTCCGGGTAAACCGCAAGCCTATCCCATTTCGCGGGGAGCTTGTCCCTGGCGGTTCCTTCGCCGTGGTTATGTCTTCCTGGGCGGAAGAATTGGGGCTCTCAAGGCAAAAATTGCAGCGCATGTTGAAGACTTTGGAAGGCGAGCCGGACCACTTCATAAAGGTCAAAAATGTGGGCAACCGATTTTCTATTATAAGTGTCTGTAATTGGGGCGTTTACCAGTCCGAAGAAGATGCCAAACGGGCAACCGGTGAGACAACCAGCGGGCAACTGCCGAGCAACCAGCGGGCAACCACCGGGCAACAGAACAAGAAAGAAGAGAAAGAGAAGAAGGAAGAGAAGAAAGAATACTCCCCCGAAATCTGCGATTTCGTACGTGCTTTCCAGGCCACCATTTCCGAGCGGTTTGAAAAGCAAGCCCCGAAGAAAACCGAAGCCCTCATCAAGAACGGGTGCGAAGCCGTTGACAAGCTCATCCACGTTGACGGTTTTGAAATGCTCGAGGTTCGGCGCGTCGTACGCTGGGCGATTGAGGATTCATTCTGGTCGAAGAATTCGCTTTCACTGGCCCAGATTCGAAAGATGTCCGACTCCAATGGGCTCACCAAGTTCCAGAACATCCGCGCCAGTTTCATCGTCGCCAAGGGCAAGACCCAAGGGAAGGGACAGGCACAACACGGTGGCGACGATGCGGCGGCGTCGGATGCTTGGAACGGAGTGCTCGAGGCCGTGCGGCTCGGACAGGATGTAAAGGACACCGTTGCCAGTGACGTCGTGCGGCAGATTTGGGGAGGGCTCCATGGAGTGGGGCAACTCAGACCGGATAATTTACGGTTTGCGCGCAAGGATTTCATTACGGCTTACAATTCGCAAAAGGTGGCAACGTGAGTGATCCGAAGCCGTGCGATGTCGAAAAGGTGCGTCCGTTGCTCCCGTGCCTCGCACCTGGGGATAACGAGTGCTGGGGCTCCCGATGCTGGGACAAGACCAAGAATAATCCGAAAAAGGTAAAGTACATGACGTCCTGTCCCTGGTTGGAAACGGTCCGGGACTGGTGGCGAAAGAGTAGGAGGACCAAGTGACCAAGCGGAAGAAGTCGCGTGATCTTGAGCACCATGAGCAAGCCGCATATTTTGACTGGACCCTCAAAACGAACACTCTGGACAGGTGGCCGGAGCTTATCCTCGCCTTTGCCATCCCCAACGGAGGCGGACGGCCAGGGCAAACCCGGACCGACAAGAAAGGCAAGGTGGTCCGGTTCTCGCTCGAAGCGCAGAAGATGAAGCGCGAGGGCGTCAAGCCGGGTGTCCCCGACATCATGGTCCCTGTGGCCAGTGGTGGATTTCATGGGCTCTACATTGAAATGAAGGTCAAGGGGAACAAGCCGACGCCGGATCAAGTCTGGTGGCACGAACAGCTTGCCGCCCAGGGGTACGCGGTCTTTGTCTGCTACTCGTACCCCGAGGCCCGGGCGGTGACGGAGCGGTACATGAAGGGCGGATACAGGAGGGTGGCGTGAGCGAGTATATTGTAAGCGGGGCGGAGCGCATTGCCGAAGCTGTAGGCGAACACAAGGACAATATCGGCAATCTAGTTGTTCAAGAGGAATTGCCAGCGTGGAAACGCACTAAAAAAGGCTCTTGGAAGGCTCATCCCGATGACCTCAAAGAGTGGGCGCGGAAGCAAGCCGACAAATACCGCCAAAAGTCCGCCTAGAAAAACCTTGTCAATACCGAATCATACCGGATTTAACCGGATTTAACCCTGTTTCAGCCGGATTTAGCAGAAACGCCAAAAACAGGGGTTACGCTTTAAGCACTAAAAAATACGAGTGCGAAGGAGCGTTTCCCGATGATCGAAAAAGTTACCCTTATACGCTTGGAAAAGACAGACGCCGGAACCTTCGGCGTTTTGCTCATTGATCGCCAGGCCGTTTGCGTCACCCTCGAACCGCCTGACAAGGGTAACGCCTCGGATATTTCCTGTATCCCCGAGGGCATCTACCAATGCAAGAAGGTAGACTCGCCTCATTTCGGAGCCACCTACGAAATTACCGACGTGCCCGAGCGCACTAATATCCTGTTTCATCCGGGCAACATCCGGGCCGACACTCATGGTTGTGTTTTGCTTGGCCGTCAATACGGGCTTCTCGGCGGAGACCGCGCGATCCTTCATTCTGGCGCGACGTTTAAAGACTTTCTTTCCACCGCTGCGGGCGTGGAAGGGTTTGAGCTTTCCGTCACTGACGTCAGTGGGATTAGTGGGGTGTAGTTATGCTACCGATTCTCGCACTTGCCGCACAGATTGTCCCCAGCGTCGTCAAATGGGCGGTGGGGGATAAGGCCGGGGAAGTAGCCCAGAAGGTGGCCGACATCGCAACCGGGATGACCGGTGAAAGCGATGGAGAAAAGGCCCTTGCCGCCATCAAGGCAAACCCAGAACTCTCGCTTAAGTTCCAACAGAAATATTACAGCTTCGAGCTCGGGATCGAAAAGGAACTTACCAAACGACATCAAGCGGACATGAAGTCCGACTCCTGGCTTTCCAAAAACATCCGTCCCTTGTGTCTGCTCGGGCTCACCTTGGCCATCATGGTCGGCGTGTGGCTTCCCGACAAGTATATCAGCGCGGATCGTTTCATCGCTCTCACCGACATGAGCCAGTGGGTTTACGGCTACTACTTTGTTGGTCGCTCTGGCGAGAAGTCCGGCGGACTCAGTGGGCTTGCTGGTGCTTTCGGGAGGTCCAAGTGACATCAATTGAGCGTATGGATTTACAAGATTTACTGGTCCGCATCGACGAACGGGTCAAGGCCATTCAGGAAGATATTCGAGAGATCAACGTGGCGAGAAGGTGCGCCAGTCATCAAGTGAAAATCAAGACACTCGAGCGCATGGTCTGGGGCTGTTTGGCTGTCTTGGCCGGGCTGGGTGTGAGGGTTGCTGTTGAGGCTTTGAAGTAATGGCAAATCGTACAAAGTGGACAGAAGAAAAAAGGGCGGACTTTCTCGAAGCCCTCAAAGAGACCGGAACCGTCGTCAAGGCGGCTTCTCGCGTTGATATGTCCACCACTCGACTCTATGAGCTCCGGGCCGAAGATGATGACCTCAAGAAGGACTGGGATGAAGCTCAGAAGATCGGGGACGGCGTTCTCTTGCAAGGCATGGAAAAGGAGTGCGACCGGCGCGCGATGAAAGGGACGGCAAAGCCTGTTTTCTACAAGGGCAAGGCCATCGGTTTCGTACGCGAATACTCGGACACGCTCCTCATGTTCCGCATGAAGAAGCTTAATCCGGCATACGCCAAGCAAGTTCTGGTGGGCGACAAGGAAGCCCCGCTCCGTATTCGTCTGGTCGCGGAGGGTGAAGAGTAATGGCCAGGACAACGGATATCGTCCTCCGCAAACTGCAAATTGAGGCATGCCAGCAGCTCGACCAGCGCAAGCTCAACGTGCTCATTTGCCACCGACGCTTTGGCAAAACGGTCCTGGCAATTGCTCGCAAGGTCCGCAACGCATCGAATACCAAGCGCAGAGCATACCGAGGTGGATATGTTGCCCCTCTGTATCGACAGGCCAAGTCCGTCGCGTGGGATTATCTCAAATTTTTCGCCCGCCCGCTCGGGGCCAAGTTCTCCGAAACAGAGCTCCGTTGTGATTTCCGAAACGGTGCCCGCATTAATCTTTACGGTGCCGACAACCCGGACTCTCTCCGTGGTCTGGATCTCTGCGACACCACCTTCGATGAAGTCGCCCAGATGCCATACCGCATTTGGTCCGAAGTTGTTCTCCCGATGCTCCTGGCCAACGATGGCGAGGCCCTGTTTATCGGGACGCCCATGGGCAAGAACGCACTGCAAGAAGTATGGGAAGACGCCGGATTCAACCCCGACGACTGGGGCCGGTTTATGTACCGCGCTTCCGAGACTGGTATCCTCACACCAAAGGCACTCGAACTAGCTCAACGCTCCATGTCACCGGAGGAATATGCGCAAGAGTTCGAGTGCTCATTTTCTGCCGCGATCCGCGGCGCGTACTTCGCCGGGCTCATGGAAGACGCCGACCGCGATGGCCGGATCACCGACGTGCCTTACGAATCAGGGCTCCCCGTGCATACGGCTTGGGACTTGGGCATGTCCGACTCAACGTCTATCTGGTTCATCCAGGCGCATCCCGGCGGCAAGTTCGCCGTTATCGACTTTTATGAGGCCAGCGGCGAAGGGCTCGACCATTACGCCAAGGTGCTCGACGAAAAAGGCTACAAGTACGGCCAACACATCGCCCCCCACGACATCCGCGTCCGTGAACTCGGGACCGGTAAGTCTCGGCTCGAGATCGCGCGCGGCTTGGGCATTCGCTTCGACATCGCTGCCAATATTCCAGTGCAAGACGGTATCAACGCCATCCGTACCACGCTGCCGCGTTGCTGGTTCGACCGGCACAAGTGCGGCCCCGGCATTGACTCATTGCGCCATTACCGTCGCAACTTCAACGACAGGACCAAGATTTTCAGCTCGAAACCAATTCACGACTGGACAAGCCATGCCGTGGACGCTTTCCGCTACTTCGCGGTGGGGTTCCGGCAGCCTGACACAAGACCGCGGCCCTCTCAGGCCGTCAACGATTACAACCCATTTGGAAGGAGATAGCCATGGGCGCAATTTTTGGAGGCAAACCGGACCTGGGCACCAGCATGCCGGAAGACACGTCTAAACAGGAAGCCGAAGCCAGGAAGAAGGAACGCATGCGCGTCAACGCGGCGGGCCGCTCTTCGTTGCTGGCCACCGGCGGCGCGGGCCTGACCAATCAGGCCAATACTCAGCAATCTTTGCTCCGCTCTGGACTCAAGAGCAAGCTGGGAGAGTAAACCATGAGCGACAAGACGGATATGGCGGACAAGATTCTCAAGCGGCTCTCCGCTCTCGAGGAAGCCCGGCAACCTTGGGTTGGTTCGTGGCAAGAGCTCACTGACTACATGATGCCGCGCAAGAACAGTTTTGGCGCAAAGAACCCGGGAAAGCTCGGGGATGAACGCATCTTCGACTCAACGCCCATGCATGCCTTGGAGCTGTTGGCCGGTGGTATTGGTGGATTGCTCACCAACCCGGCTATGCCGTGGTTTGAGATCGGCTGCAGGGATAAGGAGCAAGCCGACCGCAAAGAAACCCGCGAATTCTTACAGGATGCCCGCGAACGTATGATCGGCCTTTTCAACGCCGAGGATTCTGGATTCCAGACTCATGTTCATGAGCTTTACTTGGACGTCGCCTTGCTCGGCACGGCGGTCATGTGCGTCGAAGCCGATGAGGATACGGTGGTCCGCTTTTCAACGCGCCCGCTGGGTGAGGCTTTCGTGACTGAATCCGTCCGCGGCGTGGTGGACACAGTCTTCCGCAAGTACGAAATCACAGCGCGTCAAGCTGTTCAGGAGTGGGGGGGCGATTGTTCCAAGGAGCTCAAGGAAAAGGCTGAGAAGAAGCCCGAGACGGCTATCGAAATAGTTCACGCTGTTTACCCGCGCACCGACCGGAAAGCGGGCGGAAAGGATGCGGGTAATTTCCCATTTGCAAGCATCTATCTCGAGGCCAAGACCAAGCACGTATTGGAAGAGTCCGGTTATCTCGAAATGCCCTACATGGTGCCACGCTGGTCCAAGGCGACCGGCGAAAAGTACGGGCGCGGGCCTGGTCAGACGGCCTTGTCTGATACGCGCGTACTCAATGCCATGGCGCGCACGGCTCTCATGGCTGCCGAAAAGATGAGCGACCCGCCTCTCATGGTTCCCGATGACGGATTCCTCGGCCCGGTTCGATCCGGTCCCGGCGGTCTGTCGTATTATCGCGCTGGGTCAACCGACCGCATCGAGGCGTTGCCCATACGCGTGGACCTCGCGGCGACTGAGTCAATGATGATGCAGCGGCGCGAATCTATTCGGCGCATCTTCATGGGCGACCAACTCGCACCGGAAGGTCCAGCCGTGACCGCGACCGAAGCCGTTATCAGGCAAAGCGAGAAAATGCGCGTACTGGGTCCGGTCCTTGGCCGGCTGCAGAGCGAATTCCTTACGCCGCTTATTCGCCGCGTTTGGAATATCATGATCCGGGCCGGTGAGGTCAAATTCCCCGAAGGCGTTGATTCTGATTCTATCTATGTCAGCTACATCAACCCGATTGAACGATCCCTCAAACAATACGAGGCCCAAGGCTTGATGCAAGCCGTGGAATACCTTTCCCCCTTGGTCGGCGAGTCCGATCCTTTCGGCATCATGGACAATTTCAACCCGGACAAGATCGCGCGGAGTACCCAGAGAATCTTTGGTTATCCGACCGACTACCTCAAGCCCGAGAAGGACGTCTCCGCCAGTCGCCAAGAACGCGCCAAAGCCGCTCAAGGGAAACAAGCTCTTGATGAGGCCGGGGCCGTGGCCGACATCGCCAAGACAGCCAGCCAGGCCGACATGAGCGGACCGAACGCCATGACCGCCATACTCGGACAACAGCCAGGAGGCCCCCGTGCAGAGTAACCCCGCAGAACTTCACCGCGCATACAAGCGGCTTTTTGATTGTGCGGACGGACAAACCGTCCTTGAAGATTTGGAAAATCGTGGATGCTTCAATCGCTCCACTTTCTCAACAGATAACGGGCGGACTCAGTTCAATGAGGGCCGCCGATCCATGGTTCTGCATATCAAGCACATGCAGAACGAAACCAATTTTATCCAGGAGGATAAGTAAATGGATGACCTGATCCCCGACACCCCTGAAACCCATGAAAAGGCCCCGGCCACGCCGGAAACGCCATCCGAGAGCGGTGGCGGCGGTTTGGACTTCATCCCCGAACAGTATCGGGAAACCTCATGGGCGACCAAGTACGACAACTCCGACGACTTCTTCGACGGCATTGAGGGCATGTCCAAGGTCATCGGACAGAAGGAGATTGTGGACGGCCTCAAGGTTCCCGGTGAAGACGCGACTGACGAAGAGCGGACCGAGTTTGATACCGAGTTCCGCAAAGTCATGAACGTCCCCGAGGAAGCTGGCGGGTACGAAATTCCAGAAATGGAGCTCCCCGAAGGCGTCGAAGTCAAGGGCGAGTTCAATGAGGCTTACAAGGCCGCGGCGCACAAGTACGGCATGTCTCCCGACCAAATGGCCGGACTCTATCAAGACATGATGCCAGCCTTTGCCCAGGACGCGAAGGATACAGAGAATCTGACCGAAGAACAGGTCGCAACCAAGCGCACCGAAACAGCCAAGACTTTTCAAGATGAGCTTGGCGACGACACCGCCCAGTTTTTCGGCAACGTGAAGATTGGGGCCGAGTATGCGGATTCATTGCACGAAGGCTTACTCGATCGACTCGAGAAACGCGGCCTTGCTGATGATCCCGACATCCTCCGCCTTGCCGGGGTTGCTGGCGCACTCGTTCCCAAGGAAGCCCAGATCAAGACGCCCGAAGGAAAGGGCGGCGACGGCGGGGCCAACATTACCCAGGTCGAAGCGCGCGCCAAGATTATCGAACTCAAGAAGGCAGGCGAGAAGGAAAACCGTGCGGAGATCGACAAACTGCTTGAGACACACTTCCCCGGGAAGCGCGAAACAACTTCGATTTCCGTAGGTGTCAGGAACTAGAGGTAATCGGCCCCAGCCGAGCGAGGCCCTACAAGGACACCCTCCGGAGCACGGGACACCCGAGCGAATAACAAAACTCACAGGAGGAAAAGAGAATGTCCACCGACATCACCAATGCATTTATTATTGACTATGCCACCGGCGTCCATGCCGCTTACCAGCAGCAGGGGTCCAAGATGCGTCACACCGTGCGCCTCAAGGAAGACGTCGAAGGTTCCAAGACCACCTTCCAGAAGGTCGGCAAGGGGACCGCGGGCAAGAAAACCCGCCACGGCAACGTGCCCCTCATGAACCTCAACCATTCCACCGTGGATTGTACCCTGTCCGACTGGTACGCCGCGGAGTACATCGACAAGCTGGATGAGCTCAAGAAAAACACCGATGAATTCGGCGTCGCCACCAATGCGGGCGCGTGGGCTCTCGGTCGCAAGATCGACGAACTCATCATCAACAAGCTGGACGGCGCGACCAACGTGATTGCTCACGGTGGCACCGGCTTGACCAAGGACAAGATTCTCCAGGGTTTCGGCACTCTCAACGCCAACGACGCCCCTGATGACGGCAACCGCTTCGCCGTGGTTGGCCCGCACCAGTGGAACGAACTGCTCAACATCGAAGAGTTCAAGAGTTCCGATTTCGCGGGCGAAAATTATCCCTGGCTCAAGGGTACCGAGTCCCGGACCTGGCTGGGCATCACCTGGATGTTCCATACCGGTCTCCCGCTGGACGCTGGTACTCGCAAGTGCTTCATGTACCACAAGAACGCCGCTGGTTTGGCCGAAGGTCAGGAAATCAAATGCTTCGTGGACTGGGTTGCCGAGAAGGCTGCTCATCTGGTGGACCACCTGCTGTCCGCCGGTACGTGTCTCATCGACCCGGACGGCGTGGTCGAAATCCAGTGCGACGACGACGCGGTCATCGTCTAGCCGAGAACCAATAACCCGAAGGGGGCACGGCCCCCTTCGGATCACGCAAGGAGAACACAATGGCATATGCAAGCGAAGACATGCGGCTCATGGGCGGAGTCCCGGGCCAGCAGCTCTTTCTCTACAAGACCGACGACATCGAAGCCGAGGTCATCGTCTCGGGCTACTTTGACGCCGCTGTCGAAGACTACAACCTCGACACCGGCGATGTAATCATCGCTGTCTGTGACCAGGACGGCACCCAGGGCGTTGAGCTCTTGGTCGCCACGAACACCGCGGGCGTTGTCACCACCGTTGCGGAAGTTGACTAATGCCAACCAGGAGGGGGGGGCCTTCTTTTGCCCCCCTCCGCCTTGGAGGATTCGACATGGCTGATAGTGTAATCGCAATCTGTAATAACGCGCTTCTGGATTTGGGCGAAGATGTCATCATGTCGCTGGGTGACGAAAGCAAGGCGGCAGGGCTTTGCAATCACCGTTGGCCCGCGATCCGGGACGCGGTTCTCCGCGCGCATCCGTGGAACTGTGCCATGACCCAGGCCGAGCTTGCCGCCGGAACCACGGCCCCGTTGTGGAAGTGGGAATACAAGTACAATCTGCCGACCGACTTTCTCCGCATCGTCATGATAGTCGGTCAAGACGGCGAGGAAATTGCAGACTGGGAAATCCAAGGCTGCATTATCCTCTGTAACGAGGCAGCCCCGATCTATATTTCATACGTCCGGCGCGAGAATGATCCGAAGAAGTACGACGCACTTCTCGACGAAGCTCTCGCGGCCCGGCTGGCTGCTACGTTGGCTTATTCTCTTTCCGGGTCTACTTCTCTGGCTCAATCCTATTGGTCTGTCTACCAGCAGAAACTTGCGGAAGCTCGAGGCGTTGACGCGCGCGAAGGGGTGCCCGAATCCTTGACGCCCACGTCTTGGTTGGGCGCAAAGATGGGGAGACGTTAATGAGCATTTCAACCCCGGCACTTACCAATTTTACAGGCGGCGAGATCAGCCCGCGCCTTGATGGTCGTGTCGATCTCTCCAAGTATTTTAACGGGTGCAAGAAGTTGGAAAACTTCCTTGTGCACCCACACGGCGGGGCAACCCGTCGCAATGGTTTCCGATTTGTTGCCGAGGCGAAGCACCACGACAAGAAAGTCGGCCTGTTGCCGTTCGAGTTCAATGCGAGTCAGACTTATATGCTCGAGTTTGGTGATTTCTACATGAGGGTTTACCACGACCGCGGCAAAGTCATGACCGAAGCGGACCCGGATGTCCTGTACGAGCGGGCAACCCCGTTTACCGCGGACCAACTCGACGGCCTGTATTTCGCCCAGAGCGCGGATACCATGTATATCGTGCACCCCAGTCACAAGCCCCAGAAGCTACAGCGCATCAATCATGATGACTGGACACTCGCGGACGTTGCCTGGACCGGGGAGCCCTCGGACTGGGACGCGGACAATTACCCGTCCGTGGTTGGCTTCTATCAACAGCGGCTTGTAATCGGGGGAACCCCGAACCAGCCAAATACGCTTTGGCTCTCCAAGTCCGCCGGTATCTTCGACGATCTCACCATCGGTACCGCCGATGATATGGGCATGAAGTACACCTTTGACTCCGAGTCCATGGACATCATCAACGGCCTAGCTCTAGGCAGCAAGCGGCTTGTCGTACTCACTGAGGGAGGCGAATGGACCATCGGCGCGGGATCGTTCGACTCGGAAGTCTTGACCCCGACCAATGTGAAGGCCGACCAGTGGACTACCGTGGGGAGTGAAGGGATTAGACCGATCCGTACGTCTAATGCAGTCCTGTTCTTCGATGCCAGTGGTCAGCGGCTCCATGAACTGGCCTACGTCTTTGAGAGTGACGGTTTCGCAACCCCGGATTTGACCCTCCTGGCCGAGCATATGGGCAGCCACCATCGCTTTATTGATTCGGCATTTGCGAGGACACCGGAGTCCGTCATGTTCGCCGTGAGGGATGACGGCGTTTTGTGCGGCCTGACCTACGCCCGGGATCATGAGGTTGTGGCCTGGCACCGCCACCTTACCGATGGCGTTTTCGAGGCTGTTGCCGCTATCCACGGTGGGGACCGAACTGAGGTCTGGGTCGTAGTCAAGCGCACGGTGAACGGGCAAGACAAGCGTTTTATCGAACTTCTCGACGGCCCGTTCAATGGCAACATTGAGGATGCCTTTTTCCTTGATTGCGGACTCAGTTACTCCGAAGGAAGCCCGACTCGGGACTTTACCGGAGCCGATCATCTGGCGGGATGCACTGTTTCCGCGCTGGTGGATGGAGCTGTACACCCGGATGTTGCCATCGCCCAGGACGGCACCTTCTCGCTTGATCGGGATGCCACAAAGGTCCATATCGGATTTTCATACACATCGAAGCTGCAGCCCATGAGGCTCGAAGGCGGGAGCCAAAGAGGTACAGCCCAGACAAAGAAAAAGCGGATCACGAAAGTATCAGCGCGATTTCATGAAACCCTGGGCGGCAAGATCGGCCCGGACGAAACGCATCTGGAACCCGTGTATTTCCGCTCCCCGAGTACGCCGATGGGCCAGTCCGCCGGGGCTTGGTCGGGCGACAAAACAGTCAATTTTCCCAAAGGGTGGAACAAAGACGGGCTTCTCACCATCGTCCAGGACCAGCCGCTCCCGATGACGGTTCTTATGGTGGTGCCCGAACAGGTGATTAACCAATGATGAAAGCATACGTTGCCCCGTTCATTGCCTCCGACGCGACAAGCATTGACCTCCGAATCTTGGATGTCAGAGACCTCAAAGGCGTTGACCTCGAACTTTGGGGCCAGATCGCCGCGGCTTCGCCTGTCGCCTACTCACTTGTACGCGAGGATGGCACAATCATCGGGGCCGCCGGTGTCCATTTCCACGACGATGGCGACGTCGCTGACGTGTGGGTGCTCACAAGCGCGCTTGTCGAGAAATACAAGTTTTCATTCGTCAAGGGCGTCCTCTGGGGCCTTAATCGCGCCTTTGACGAGTTCGGTATCCGGCGATTGCAAACGCTGGTCCTGACTGAGCACGACTTGAGCATCAAGTGGCTTGAATGGATGGGCTTCGAACGTGAGAAACTGTGTGAGAATTGCGGGCCGAACGGCCTTAACCGCTATCTCTATGCGAAGGTGAAATAATGGGCGCAAGTATTCTGTTGGGAACGGCAGCGACCGCGGCAACCAAAGGCGTAGCGGCAACCGCTGCAACTTCTGGGCTCTTTGGGGCTGGTGGTTCTTTTGCGGCGGGTCAAACGCTGCTTACGGTTGGGACGGGGCTCTCCGGGTTAACCGGGTTTATGTCGGCCAATGACCAGGCCAACGCGCTTGAGGCAGAAGCGGCGGAGAAACAACGGGCGGGCATCCTTGCCGAAGCTGCAGAACGTGAAGACAACAAGCGGAAGCTTTCCTCAATGCGGGCCAAATATGGCGCAAGTGGCGTGAAGCTCGAAGGTACCCCCCTTGAAGTTCTTGAGGAGTCCGCGGCCACGGGCGAGGCAAATGCCTTGGCTCTCAGGTACGGCGGGGCAAGTTCGGCAAGTTCAAGGCGGGCCGGGGCCGGTGCGCTTCGGGTGACGGGTGGTATGAGTGCCGGAACGTCGCTGCTTAAAGGCGGCGCGGAAATCTTCGGGTAGGCATAAAATGAGTAATATTTCCCCTATTATCAAAAAGTACATCCCAACCGGTGACGGGTTCAATGTGTCCGGCATGATGGCCGAAGCCGCTGGCGACTTTGGCCAGAGCGTTTTCGAGTTTGGTAAAGCCATGAAGCGCAGGGACGAAAATGAAGAGTTCCAGAGGGCTCAGAATCAATATTCGGATCGTATTCGAGATTTTGAAGAAGAGGCCGTCAAGCGTGGTGGGACAAATGCCGCCGGGCTTACTGTCGATTATGAAAAAATTCATGAAAACGCCGTCGGGGATATCTCTGGCAGTATGAAGTACGGCCAGTCTTCCCATACCTTCAAGCAATGGACGAAAGAGCAATACGACCGTGGGCACCTTGGCTGGACCAAGCTTGAGCACTCGGAGACGAACCGTGCAGCATTGGACACTTGGAACGCCGGGCTCAAGGGGTTCGAGAACCGTGCCCAGCGTGATCCGTACAACCTTGAGCCTGTAGTGCAGGATGTTGACTGGCATTTCGCCCAGGCCGTGGATGCTGGCTTCATGACGCAGGAAGAGGCCACGGAGAAGCTGGCAGCCCACAAGGAAGGCATGACCGTCCAAGCTCTCGAAAATGCATATGCCCAGGACTGGCGGCGCGTTGAGAAAGAGCTCAAAGAGGATGCTTGGGCCGTAGACCCGTCCGTCAAGGCCAAATACCTCGACCGGGCCAAGTCCGAGCGCAAGCGGATCACGGCGGAGACTAACCGCAAGGCAGGTGATATCAAGTCCGGTATTGCCGACGCGGAAGCCTACTTCCTCGAGACCGGCGACAATACCGCTTTGGTTGGTATTGAAAATAGCCTTGTAGCCCTCGGAAGGAAGGGGGACGCATCCGACGTGCAGAAAAAGCGCAGGATTACCGAGAAGGCCCACTCCGTCATTCGTGGCGGGACGAACATGCCGCTCATGGACCAGTGGGACTACGTCCAGAAGAATCTTTCCGTTGATTCGATGGAAAACGCCTCTCTCAAGTCCAAGGCGAAAGCCCAGGCGGAGAAGGTGGTCAAGGCGCGCATGCAAACATTTCAGAAAGCCCCGGCGGATTACGTGGCCAAGATGGTTGACCCGACACTCCCGCCAGAGCGACAGGCCGAAAGACGGCTTGAGATTCAGAAAGAGCTTGGTCAGGGTCTCCGGTACAAGCCCCAGATTCTCACGAATGAGGAGGCAACGGTTTATCAAGACGCTTGGAGCGACGCGGATGCGAACGGCAAGCTGGATATCCTGACACGGTTAAACGGATTCGGAGCGCATCGCGGCATGGTCCTTAAGCAAGTCGGCGTCCCCGCAAGTGCCCAGGTTGCGGCGTCCATGTTCTGGGAGAACCCCATGGCCAAGGGCGACGCGCGCATCCTCATCACCGCAGCGACGGCCAAGGCTGCCGACATCCCCAAGACCGGCGTGACCGATGCGGAAGTCCTCAAGGAAATTGAGGACAGCGACGTCATGAAGGCATTGCGGACCGTGGCCAAGAATCAGCCCGGCAACGTGCGTTTTCAAGGCTTTGTTGCTGACATTGAAAAAACACTCATCAATGCCGGGAAGATCGGCGGCGACAAGGCCGTAGCGGGCAAGCTGCTCGACAAGCACTTCGCGTCCATCGTTGACGACACCACGGCCATTTACTTCTCACCAGGCAAGGTGCCCGACGTGGACGCCCTTGAGGTCGCCTTGAAGAATAAGCGTGCGGCCCTTGGTGAATCGCTCGAGTACCAGCGGGAAAAGTTCGAGAAAGAGGGAATGCCCGCGGAAGCCTTTGACGAACGTCTCGGGGTGATTGTCGATAACGGCGTCTGGGTGAACGCGCCGGACAGCGATGGCTTTGTCCTGCTCAACCCGCTTGACTCCGGTACAGGCGGCAGCGGATCGACAATTCGTACTCAGGACGGCGACTATTTCCGGCTGGGCTGGGATGACATTGACTTCTGGACCATCGGGACCACGTACAGGTTCCGCGCGGCCTCGGAAGGCGAGAACAAGAGGCACAGGTAAAACATGAGCTTTTTAACACCAGAACTCACGAAAGAGACAGACATCGACGTCTTTGGCCAGTTCGACCGGCGGGAAACTCCCTTCGGTGAATACTTCGGCGCAAAGCTCGATGAGGGTTTCGATTTCACCACGTCCCGCATGATGGTGGACGAAGACAGTATCGCCCGCGCGGAAAAGGATGAGTACGGCGTTTCCAAAAGTTTCTTTTGGGGCGGTGGTAATCCGTATGATCCGATTACTCAGAATGATCAGTACCGGGCACACAAGGCAAAACGTAATAATGTACCCTTGATGAACAAGGAAGAGTGGGAGAAGTCCGAGTTTTACCGCCCGGGCATGGAATTCCGCGACGATATGACGGGAGTTCGTGCCCGCTACATGTCCGAAGCGTTCGACAAGCGGCGTTACCGCGACTCTCTCATCCAACGCTCTCCGGACGGGTTTCGCAACGTGGCGGGCTTTGTTGGTCAGCTCCTTGGCAACGTGCCCGATCTTGTCAACTTTATCCCCTTCGGCCTTGCTGGGAAAGGTGGCTCGGCTGCCGTGCGGGTCGGAGCGGCTGCAGCGGAGGGCGTGGTCTCGACCGCCGTGGCGGATGCGATCATCCTGCCCGACCTGGCAGAACGTGGCGAGGCCGTAGGCTGGCAGGACGCGGCAACGGATATTTTTTTTGGTGCGCTCATCGGCGGCGCGGGAGGTTGGGGTGGCCACAAGTTGCACCAGCGGCGCGTGTCCAAACTCAAGAATTCCCTGCTGGCAAGACACCGGGACGTACACGCCAGAGCGGCAGAGAAGGCCATGGCCGACTTGGCGGCGGGTGAGCCCGTTGACGTCTCGGCGGTGTATCGGTCGAGTGAGGAAGGCATGCAAGCCTTTCATGAGGCCCAGACCATCGCGCGTGCTTATGACGACGTGAGCGCGAACCCCATGGGCGGACCGGCGGACGAAGTTCTCGCTACCATTAAGGCGAAGGATATTGAACGCATCTTGATTGAACGCGGGCCAGCCGTCGAAAAGGACGGACAAATCCTTGTTCATACTCGCGCCCTTGAAAGCCAAGGAACAACCGCAGGGACCGGCCTGGTTAAAATCATCTGGAAACACGGGGAAAAGAGCACGAAGGCGTCGGCGGATCAAGTGACCCGAGCCGACGTTGTGTCTTTGCCCGAGTTCGTTCGTCGCTTCCTGCCTTCGGAAGAAAACAGCCGTCAAAAGGTGTGGCGTATTCCACGCGGCGATGGTCGGCAACTTGTGATTGTCGCCAGCAAGTATGTGGAAGATGGCAAGCATCGTTTGGTTTCCATGCATGCCGAGACTGTGGGGAAGGGGTACAATCCAAAGAAGAAACCCTCGAAGTCTCGCCCCGGCGCGTTCCAGGCTTCCGGGGGATACACTCAGGAGGGCTCCCGCCCAACAACTGAGGCTCGAGGGTCTCGGACAGAGTCTTCGAGTGCGGTTTCGGCCCACACCCAAGATACACACGGAAAAGGAGTGGTTGCCCCTGATCCACGGTCTGTCCTTAATCAAAATATAGGCTTGCCCGAAGAGTCTGTCAACTGGACCGCCGGGAAGGGTGAAGACGTTGCGCCGGTCGAACTCCCTCAGACCAAGGAGGGGGAACTCGAGGCCATGGGCTTGGACAAGGACGGGAAGAGCGCGGAGCTGGACGCCATCATGGAAATGATTGAGCGCGATGAGCTCGACTTCGAGGAAATGAAGGCCATTGAGCGCGTATTCGATGAATTTGAAGCAACCCAGCGGCTCGAAGGGGCCGGGCTGGAAATTATCAATTGTGTATTGGAGGCCGTAGGATGAGCGTATCAAAGGCAGATTGCATTTCTTCCGCTATGGAGGCGGGCGCGTCGGCTATCCATGCCGAAGCCATTGTCGAAGAACTTATCCAAAAAAAGAAGGAACTGGCAGCCGAAGGCAAGCTCGACCAGGCCGAACGCATCCTCGGGGAGCATGTCGTCACCTTGGCGGAAGAGGCGCGCATCAACGCGGCCTTGCAACAAAAGCATGCCGCGCTCAATGTCATCATACGCCGCGAGGTCGATGGCTTTCTCGACAAGTTCGAGGCCGAGACCGATGGTGACATCGTTGAGGGCATGATGGCTTTGCTTGGCGGATCACACAAGCGCGTTGCCGGTGCCAGGGCCAGCGTCACCGCCCGCCGGTGGGGGGTCGTGAACTCCTGGGGCGGCGGCATGATGAAGGAACTTTCCGAGCGTCCGCATGTCGTGGACATGCTGGGCAAGGACGAAGGCTTCCTCGCCAATGTTGTCCGCGAAATGCATGAGCTCAAGCTGGAAGGCAAGCGTGGCATTACCGGGGACCAGGATGCCGCTTTCACGGCTGAAATCTTCGGCAAGTATGCGGAGGTTGCGCGGATCCGGTTGAATGATGCCGGTGCCTTCATCCACAAGCTGGACGGCTGGACACCCCAGAGCCACGACACGGGCAAGATGATGAGCAAGTCGCTCGGCAAGCAAGAGGGCTGGGTCGATTTCGTTCTTCCGCGTCTGGATCTCGAACGCAGTTTCCCGGGACTGGATGAGGCGGGAGTCCGCGAGGCCTTGGCTGAAGTTTACAACAATATTTTGACCGGGCAGAATCGTCTTGGCCCGAACGCCAAAGAGCAAGGGCAGTTCCTCGGACCACGCAACCTGGCCAAAGGGAAGGGCAAGAGCCGCGTTCTCCACTTCAAGGACGCTGACACCTTCCTCGAGTACCAGGGATCATACGGTCGCGGGAATATCTTCTCGGGCATGCTTGAACACCTGGAACGCTCCGCGCGCGACGTCTCACTCATGGAGAAGCTGGGGCCGAACCCGGAAACGATGCTTATGTCCATCATTGAGGAGCGGAAGCGGCGGGCACGACTCGACGAAAACTTCACCCCGGAGCAACGTCAGAAGCGTATTGGCCAGCTTAACAAGGCATGGACGGACGGCTCCTTCGGCGGTGGCAAAGTCAAAAAGCTGTTTGCGGAGGTCAAGGGCGAAACCATGATCCCCGAGAACCCGACCGCGGCGCGCATTGGCTCATACGTCCGGGCCGCTCAGTCTCTTTCGAAGCTGGGCAGCGCGACGCTTTCCGCGGTGGCCGACCTCACCACTTACGCCATGAGCTCCCGGATCATGGGCAAGAGCGCGGCGGAAGGATACCAGGAGGCAATTGTCTCACTGTTCAAGGGCAGGAAAGGGAAAGACGCGAAGCAACTGGCGTACTCATTTGGCACCATGCTCGACGGTACGCTCGGGGATATTTCCGCGCGATGGGACGCGCAGGACTCCACGTCCGGCAAAGTGCACCAGGTGCAAAACTGGTTTTTCAAGGCGAGCTGGTTGACCCAGTGGACCGAACGGCTCAAGGCCGGATACAGCCACGGGCTTTCAAACCATTTGGCCAGTCGGCGCGGATTGTCGTGGGACGGTCTCGACGGGGATATCAAGGCCGTATTCGAGCACCATGGCTTTGACGGTCGGCACTGGGAAGCCTTCAAGAAAATGACCACCATAGAAGCGGATGGGAAATGGCATTTGCTACCCGAGAATGTCCGCAAGTTGTCCGGGAAAGAACTGGATGCTTTTATCCCCGAGAACGTCAAGGAAGGAAACAAGACCAAGCGCAGGGCCAAGGCCGCGGAGCAACTGGAAGCCGACCTCATGGGCTTCTATTCGGATGAAACCATGTTCGCGGTGTTGGAACCGGACGACCGTACCCGTGCCGTGATCGTGCAGGGAACCCGCCCGGGATCCCTTATGGGGGAAGCGGTCCGGTTCATCATGCAGTTCAAGAGCTTCCCAGTTGCTTACACCCAGCGAATCTTGAGGGGTAAACGGTTCAAAAAGAACGGCACAGGCTTTGATCTCCCCGGGTTTACTCACTTCATGGCTGGTACTGCGATCCTCGGATATGCCGCACAAGTGGCCAAGGATTTCAGCAAGGGCCGCACCTACAAAGACCCGACCAAGTGGAATACCGTGCTTGCTTCACTAGCCCAGGGTGGCGGGGCTGGTATTTATGGAGACTTCCTTTTCTCGGCGGCCAACCGATTCGGCGGCGGCGCGCTGGGCACGGCTGCCGGGCCAACTGCCGGGGTGGTGGCCGATTTGCTCAAGGTGCCGAGCTACTTGATCCAGGGAGAAGGGGAGAAGGCCATGGACACCCTTGGCCGGGAAGCGGTCGGCAATCTACCGTTTATCAATCTCTGGTATGCGCGGGCGGCTGTTGATTACGCCTTCACTTACCACATCAAGGAAATGATTTCCCCCGGTTCATTGGACAGGGCGGAACGGAGGCTCGAGCGCGAGTTCGGCCAGAAATCCTTTTTCCCGCCGTCGGATGCGCTGGGCTACTGATTGGAGTTTAGACGCTTGGCGGCGATTGAATCGCATACGCTTGAAATGACGATGAGGGAGACGGAAATGAGGAGAAAAAGCACTACGCTACCGCCCTTGGTGGCCCAGAAGGTGCCCGCCGCATAGTCCGCGACGAAGACAAGAACCCGCCAAACAATGAAGCCATAGAGCAACAGGGCGGCAATGGGAAACAGAACGCTTTTCATAGGACTCTTATAGGAGGATTCCATGACTCTAGCAAGTACCACCACGAAAACCATTTACGCGGGCAATGGGTCCACCGCGGCTTTCGCCGTCCCGTTTATGTTCGCCCAGAGTGCGGACATTGAAGTCACTATCACCGACGTCGATGGAAACGACGACGTCAAAACTATCAGCACGGATTACAGCTTGACCGGAGCGGGGGAGCAAACTGGCGGCGTATGCACCATGGTCACGCCGCCCGCGACCGGGGAAAAGCTGACCATTCGACGCGATCCCAGCATTGTCCAGGAAGTGGATTACGTGGAAAACGACGCTTTCCCAGCGTCCACGCATGAGGCAGCCTTGGATAAATTAACCATGATTTGCCAAGCCCTTTCCGAACGCCTCGACCGCACCATCACTTTTAGGGTGTCATCGACAGTCTCCGGCGTTGAGTTCCCCGATCCGGTCGGCGGACGTGCCCTAGCGTGGGATGAAACTGGGGACAATTTCGAGAACGGCCCTACGGCGGACGAAATTGCCAACGCCCAGGGATACGCCGAGTCGGCTGCCACGGATTCCGCCGCCGTTGGATCAGCAAAGACCGCAGCGGAGGCCGCACGGGACCAGACTCTCGCAGTGGCCGATCATCTTGTCCTTGATAACTTGGCGGTGCTTCTTCAGGCCGTCTACGGCGATGAAGCGCAACCCCACACCGGCACCGACCTATCCAGCCTGACCGTGACCCGTAACCATATCGAGTGGACGCTGACCGAGGCCAGTTCGTTTTCGGACGTTGCGCTGCCTGATAATTGGACGGGGACGCTTGTGTTCCATGTCTACCCGGCCACGTTCCCGTTGGCTCTCGCCACATCCTACAAGACGGACGGTGGCCTTGATGATCCCGATCCGGCAGCCGGTGAAATCCGCATCGTGGTCGAGCAGTACAACGGGCGCAAGTCCATTGTCAGCTTGCAGAATATGGAGGCGTAGCTATGTTGACGCCTAAAGAAATAGGGGGCGGCAAGCGACACCTTATCCCGTATGCGGGCATTGTGACGGCGGTATCATCCGCTCAGTCCTTGCCGACCCAGGCCTCGGCCTCGCTCTGGTATCTGGATGCGGGTGAACTGATTTACGGTCATGTCCATATATCGAAGAATGATACGACCGTGACAGTCACCATCGGCGGGACCACTGCCTACAACTACACCGGTACTATCGGGACAACCTATGCCGACCTGATCAAGAACGTCCTTACGGAATACTTTGGCGAGTGGGCAAGTGCTTGGGCTGAAGTTCATTGTTGTGACCAATTGCTCGGGGTAGATGTGTTCAGCGCAGCAACGAGTGGGACATTTAATGTTACTATATTAGATGAAACAGTATCGGCATTTATAGGGGGTACACCCACTGGTACGCCATCTGGCTATGGTGCGGCAAATCATGGGATAAAGGCTCTAGATAATAATTTTAGCACCTTTTGGGATACAGGACCTGGGGTTACTACTGGCTGGATAAAATACGATTTTGGGACGGGTAATAAAAAAGCTATTGCAAGTTATGGTATGCGACCGGATTCTGGGTATGCCGGGGGTAGTTATACCCCAAGTGGTTGGATTATAGCAGGCTCGGACGATGATATAAGTTGGACTACATTAGGCACTGTGACTGGCAATGCTGCTTGGAGTACCTTTACGACGAAAATGTACACTTTATCAAATACAACAGAGTATAGGTATTATCGACTTAATATAACCGGCTGTGTGAGTGCTTCTGAGACGCTACTGGCAGATTGGCTAGGTTATGCGCTAGTAACAACTACGTATGATAAGCGCAGGCCTATTAAACCTAAGGGGATTACTTATGGTGCTGCCGGTGTAGGCCTTGACTTTGCCGCAAGTGCAAATCTTGGCAATGATATATCCGGTAACGGCAATGATTGGACCATAACCGGCACACAAACCACAACAACGCCCACAAGCTAGGAGGGTGCAGATATGACTATTTGGATAAAAGACGGCAACATCGACCAGCTTGTGATTCCTCCGAGATTTGTTGAAGAGACAAGACAAGTGGGAGAGCAAACGGAGATATTTCGCGTTTCGACCAAAGATTATACCCGCGAACAGTGGGACGCACGTGGATACAACGAGAAGAGTACGCCGATTGTGCGCGAACTCTACACCGTCTACGAAACGCAATGGGTCAAGGGCGAGGACTTGATTTACCGGGAGGAGGTTGTTGCGGCCACGGTGAATGAAGAGGAGAAGGTAGAGGCCGAAGCAAGCGCGATCCGGGCCGAACGCGACAGGCTGCTTGCTGCATCCGACTGGTCGCAGCTTGCGGATTGTCCGCTTGATGTTGAGGGCAAGGCTGCGTGGTTGGAGTACCGGCAGGGGTTGAGGGATGTGCCGCAACAGGCGGGATTTCCGGGGGCGGTGGAGTGGCCGGTGGAGCCAGAGTAACTGTACCCCGTTTTGTACCCCCGCGCGTACCCCCGAGGGCTGATTGAGGCTGGTTTGAAATAGAAAAAAGTGAGTAAGGACGGGGTCAAGACTGTCATTCCGGGGCCTGTCACGCCGGAGGCCGCGAGTTCGAGTCTCGTCGGCTCCGCCACTAAAGATCAAGGATTTCAAGCGATTAGCTTGAGATCCTTTTTCTTTTGCCAATCGTTTTCCAGTCTGGTGGGCCCGGTGTTCAAGCCGCCTTCCAATATTTTTAGATGGGGCCTGATCGGTTCCATGCCGCGAACGTACCTTTCGGTAGTCGCAAGCTTCTTGTGCCGCAGGATTTGCTGGATAGCGATCATGGGCACATTATTGTTTGCAAGGATGGATGCTGTAAGGTGCCGGATGGCGTGGCAGCCAAAAGGCTTCACCCCGGCTTCTTCACAAAGCTTCTGGGGGAATCCTCGGTTCTCGCCATAGGGTTTGCCTTCACAACGGCCTGAGGGCTGTGTGAAGACCCATTCATTGACGGTCTCTTGCCTATGAGCAAGCAGGATATTGAAAAGCTCGTCCGTCATGGGGAGCCATTCATATTCCATAGAGCCGTCTTGTCGTTTCTTGGTTCCGAGTCGAACGCGCTTCCCGCCAAAGTCTACATCTCCCCATTGAAGCTTGTAGAGCTCCCCGCGCCTCGCTGCCGTATGCAGAAAGGTCGTGAGCAGGACTTTGTTTTGCCCCTCAGACTGATCGAGTACCTTTCTGAAGTCCTTTTCTGGGGGGACATATCTGTTCTGTCGCACTTCGGGAAAGCGGGGAACTGCCAGAAACGGATTCAAGGCAGGGAAGCCTTCAAGGAACTTGATTCCAAAGTTCCAAGCTGCCGCCATGTTTTTCCGTTTCTTGTTGACAGAGTAACCGCTACGTTTCTTGAAGAGCTTTTGAAGGTACTTCAGCGCGTCCAT